GTACAGCCCTAAGAAGTTTAGAATCATACGACATCACTTTGGTCAGGACAGTCGTAGATTCAAGAAGATGGGCTATATGGGCATGGCCAAGTATCTAGTCAAAAACTTTGTCAATCGCAACAACAAATCCTATTGGGACAGTTTAGACAGCACCAGATACTGGAGTTAAAACTAGTTCGTAAAGTTCACGCCAATTCTTGACCACAGGGTATGAACATTCATGATGCATATTGTGCCCGTGTTCAATAAGGATAGAGCGCAGTCCTAGACTGTGGCCAACATCGGCATTGGCAGGCTTGTCTTCAATCCACCACATGCCACTCGCCTTGTAAGGAGCCAATGCTGAATCTTTGTCTGCACCTGTGTCCAGGCAAATAACACTTTCAATGGCATTGCCAAACAGTTTACGCAGATTCATTTCACGCAGTCGGCCTGCGTTCTTGTCTAGACTTAGACTTGTGATCACCCGGAATTCATAACCGTGTTCTTCGTGCAGTCTTTTAACATAGTGAGCTGAATCACGAAGTGCAGGAAGAAAGCCAATGGCTGCTGACTCGTTGAAAGTTTTAACAACTTTCTTTGAATCCCGTTCCTCTAGCTCATTGTAGTGATCATGCAGATAATAGCTTTTCTTGTTATCTGCTGTGAGTGTATAACCGCGTTCTTGCATCCAAACTGAGAATGCCCATTCCCAATCTAGTAGAACGCCATCTGCATCTGTGAGTATAAGTTTTTGTTTCATAGTGTAATTATAGCACTAGTTTAGTCATTTGTCAATGAGCTAAGTAAAATATGACAACAATAATCGCAATCTTAATAATGACGCACATTACAATAGTCTGTGTCACGTTGTATCTACACAGAAGCCAAGCACATAGAGGGATCGATTTTCACCCAATTCTAAGCCATTTTATGCGTTTTTGGTTATGGCTAACAACAGGTATGACTACCAAGCAATGGGTAGCAGTACATCGCAAACATCACCAAAATACAGACGTTGAAGGCGATCCGCATAGCCCACACGTATTTGGTATTTGGCAATTGGTATTTGGCGGCGTCAAGTATTACAATCAAGCAGGCAGCGATGCTGACATGGTTATGAAATACGGAGCAGGTACTCCCAAAGACTGGATTGAACGCAAGTTGTATACCCCACATCACAAACTAGGCATTCTCTTAATGCTAGTCATAGACTTATTGTTATTTGGGCCGTGGGGATTTTTAGTGTGGGGTGTACAAATGTTGTGGATACCGTTCTGGGCCGCTGGCTTTATCAACGGTGTAGGACACTGGTGGGGATATCGCAATGGTGAAACCAAAGATCATTCACACAATGTAAGCCCGTGGGGTATACTAATTGGCGGTGAAGAACTACACAACAATCATCACTTAGATCCTGCTAATCCTAAACTGAGCAGACGCTGGTTTGAGTTCGATATTGGTTGGATGTGGTTTAAATTGTTTAGCTATATAGGCTTAGCAAAACTTAGAAACGCATAAAGAAAAAGCACCCGAAGGTGCTTTTCTTTTACCGCTATATATTGCTCTACGAGCGTATATTATTTCTTCACGCCGCTGTTAACAAATGAATACATCTTTTCGGCGGTTTCTAATACTTTGTCTAGACCTGGAAAAGTTGGCATTGCAACTGTACTAACGATTTGACCGGTCTTCTCATCGCGAGTAGCAGTCATTTCCCAACCTTGGAACTTGGCTTGGAAGTCGTCTTGTACCAGGCTCTTGGCCATGCCCAAGATGTCTGTACGGATTTCGTAGCCGTTCTTGTTAAATTTAACTTCTGGTAGCTTTGGTGCTGTAAAAATTTCTGACATAATAATCTCCTGTGTGTAATGTCTGTTTACATAGATACTTCTTTTTCTCTATGTACTATTATATATGCTCTATGATCTAAAAGCAACTTATTTCTTGAACTTGTTTACTCGTTCTTTAATAAGTTTAACCACTACGTCACTGAGCACAACCTCATAGTGGTTATAATCTACTTCTACTAGTTCCATATCCTCATGATGCTTCTGACTAGCAATAGTCACTACACCATCATTGGGCTCATGCATGAATGCACTTTGTCCTTTGACTGTTACAATGTTAGTCCAAGGATGCTGTATCTTGATGTTTCTTGCCTGTTTCATAACCCAACTACTAGGACCAATGTCACGCATCAGTCTGCTGAACGGCAAGAAGTATTGGGCATAGTCTGCCACTTCGGCGCCACCATATGGTGTGCTTAGAGTAACAGCACCTTTAACAGCATCGGGCATACTATTGGCCAAATGCAGGCTATAGATACCGCCTAGACTATGTGCAACAAACACTAGATCAGTATTCCCGTCTAACGTAGACTGCATATCTTTTAGGTTGTTTTCAAACCCATTGCGACTGTCGTAGTTTATATCTAGTCCGTCGCCTAGTTTACTCTTGATGTAATTGAAGCTCTCGCTGGTGGCATTGGCACCGTGTATATACACTAATTTCATGCCAGTATTTATTAGCTTAGAACCAGCCGTGAAATTCGTCAACTATAGGATGTACTTCCCACCCTTGTTGTTTCCAGCGTAACAGCATTATTACGGTGTCTAAGTAGTTCATTTAGTTTGTGTATACGGCTTTGGCTTCTTCAATGCGACCTTGACGAGCAAGACTTGCGGCAGCACGGGCCTGTGCAAATGATTCTAAAAATGACCAGATTGAGTTTAAGATTGTTTTCATAGATAAGATTCCTTTTGGGAGTTGAATTGTCGAATATAATTTTCGAGTTGTGCGGCATCGGTAATGCCTTTGGTGCTTAGATATTGATCTAAGCGGCTTTGATAGCTGGATCCAGGGAACATTTCGGATAGACGTTCCATAATAGCTAACATTCGATCTGATAAAAATTTCATTGTGTTTCCTGTGTGTTAGTGTAGACTCAGTGTTTCTACTGAGTTATTTATCCGGCTCTTGTGCGATCGCACATTTTTCAGTACAATGTTATTATTGTTTAAAATGAGTTAAATACACAATAGGAATATTTCAATGAAGCTTCAAACCAGATCGATTTTGCAGGAACTAAATTCTATTGCCGATGTGCGCAGCACTGATTCGTTGATAGAAAGTCGTGCTGCCAACATCATCAATTCGGCTATTAACCTCTTGGAAAGTATTCATAAAAATTATGATTCTGCTTCGGCAGACGAACTTGAGCGTAGACTTGTTAATGCAATCAAGGGTCAAGACCCTGCAAAATTCACACGTGGTGTTCGTAGAATAGCAGAAGCACGTAAACTCAAGAAAAAATTGGAAGAAAGCAATGATCAGTAAACTGTCAGAAGGCGGCAACGTATTCAAAGGCCCGGAAAAGCAACCATTAACACAGCGTATTGCCACAGGAGACGTAGAGGAAACCATTCTTTACATTGAAAAAATCACGGGCCTAGACTTTACCAAAGAAAAACATCTTGATGACAAGAAGCCTGTAAAATGGTTAGGTACCACAGGCCGCAAAGAAGATCCAGATGGCACCTTTGAAAAGAACAGCAGCGGCGACTTAGACCTGTCAGTGGACGCCAACGAAGTAGATAAAAAATCATTCGCTGAAAAACTCATTGCACAATTTGGCAAAGAAAACATCAAACTCAGCGGAGACAATGTACACTGGAAGGTGCCAATCAAAGGCAGTCCGGACAATGGATTTGTACAAGCAGACTTTATGTTTTCAGCTAATCCTAAATTTCAACAAGGCTCAATGATTGGTGGACAGGGCGAGTATCGCGGTGAACATCGACATATCCTATTGAGTTCAATTGCTCGTGCTCGCGGCATCAAGTACAGTCCAAAGCACGGAATACTAAATGCTACCACAGACGAACTACTACCCAATGGCAACGACTGGAATCAAATTGCCAAGGTGTTGCTGGGACAAACAGCCACAGTTAAAGATATCAAATCAGTGGACAACATTTTAGATTTTATTAAAAAATTGCCTAACTACGAAGAACTAGTTGCAGGCGCAAGAGAAACATTGGGCAAGCAAGGTATTACCTTGCCGGAAAACGTAATCTCGTTTGAAAGTGCGCAAACTGGAACACCCTCTTGGTTTCGCAAAATGATGGAACGAGTTAAATGAGAGCATTTGAATTTTTACGTGAAGCTGAAGCAGCCCCTGCACCCAAGAAAGTGGGCCGTGAGTTCAACCACCTAGAAGATCTTGTATTCACAGAAGCCAATGGTGCAAACAAGGCCATTAAAATACTAAAAGATCTAGCCAGTCCCGAAACCAGTATTACGATCAAGTGGGACGGCAATCCCACAGTGTACTGGGGGCGTGAAGATGATGGCAGTTTCCGACTGGTAGGCAAAAACAACTGGGGACGTGAGGAAGGCAAAAGTTCTAGCCCAGAAGAACTCAAACAGTTTATCATGAGTCGTGGCAAAGGCGAAGATTGGCGTGAGAAGTTTGCCGGAGATATGGCAGCATTATGGCCCATATTTGAACGTGCAACTCCTGCAGAGTTTCGAGGGTATGTCTACGGAGACATCCTATTCCATCCAGGCAAACCATATGCCGGCGCTAACGGCAAAATTACATTTACCCCCAATCAAACCACTTACTCTGTTGCTGGCACTAGCGAAATTGGTCGAGCATTGGCCAAGGCCAAGATAGCCGTAGCCGCCCACAAAGTGTTTGGTTATTTTGGAGACAAGAGTGGTGAGGACTTTGACAATCCCGATCAGTTCAGTGGCAATCCAGAATTAAAAGTATTTGGCTTGACCAGTGTTAGCTATAGGCCAGCAGTGGGTGCTAACAATCTTGCCAACATAGAAGCACTGGCTAAAAATCAACAGGCCATTGATAAATTGTTGGCACCTGTTGCTGGTATGGGTTATCTACAGAGTGAAATTTACACCTTCGTCAACAACCAATCGAAAACAAAACAACTAGACAATATCAACACAGAAGCCTTTATGGGCTTTGTACAAAAGACTCCTGCCAAGGCTGCCAAGATTGCGGCGCACAGCGAACAACACCCCGGAGTTATGGATGTGATGTTTGAACTAGTACGTGAGATTATGGCGGCCAAAGATGAAGTGATTCGTGAATTAGATGCATCGGGTGGCGACATAGAGCAAACTACAGGTGGCAAACCTGGCGGCGAAGGCTATGTTGCAGGTGGAAGCAAGTTGGTACCACGTGATCGCTGGACTCCGTTTAGAACCGATTAAGGGCTCTAAGACCACGGTTTTTTCCAATCTGACTAAATAATATGCCAGTCCCGGAGCGGGACTATTGATTTAAGGAGAACATATCATGGCAACATTTACAAGAGTAAACGGAACAGGTCACGCAGCTGACGTAATTTATGATTATCTACAGATTCGTGCTTGGAGAATCGAAGTTCCAGGTGGATTGACATCTGGTATCGGTGGAACAATGGAAGCACTAGCACAAGAATTCGGTACTACTGCTGCTATTCAAGAAATTGACGCTGACACACTATTGTTAATCGGCGACAGCCACGCACTAACTAGCAACATTATTGCTAAACGTGCTGACAAAGTAATGGGTGGTACAGGCGCATTGGTAAACTACATGGCTGAAAACGGCAACCTAGGAACTGTTGGTTCTGGTTCTGCTGTAGCAGGTACTGTAGCTGCTCCAGTTACAACTGCACTAACAGAAGTTGGTTCTGTAACAACACTATTTGGTCTAAGCTCAACCTAATAGTTGATTTTCTCAGGGATGGGAAGACTAAGCCCGGTTCGCCGGGCTTTTTTACGACTGTGATTTTATAGAGTTAAATAGTAGCATATAATTATGCAACTATTCAAACTTGTCAGTGTGGTTGATATCACACGTTCTCATCCATCTAGATCAGAAACAGATCATTTGAAATTGGGGCAGCAGGCCAATTTCAACAGCCTCATACAGGCCATTGGCATTAGGTCAAATGTGGAATGGGATCAAGATCCAGAATGCCTCACAGGTAGACTGCCCAACGACATAGAAGGTGCTGCCACACATTGGATATGGCAATTTTCTGTAGAAAGAGATTTTGTTTTTCGACTTGGTGACGATCCAGTGGGTCTGCTGTTGGATGACCTTGAAGGTGTTCCTGTGATAAATCAGTTAAATAATTCAGTAGATATTACACCTTCAATATTTCAAACCAAAGGTGATCGTGCAAATATTTGGATATACGAAATCTCACAAGCGGGATAAATATAATTTAACAGGCAAAACAATTAGGCATTTCGGAACACTTAGGCACATGGCTCGGAGCGAGCACTTGACTTAACATAAAAGGAAACAGCCTACATGGCCACAACAGTAGAACGACTTGGTGTAGTAGAAACCAAGGTAGCAAACCTAGGCGAAAAATTAGACGAGATCAAGGTTGATGTCAAAGAAATGCACGACTGTCTAGATAAAACTCGCGACAGTGTCATGGCCAAACTAGAAGACATGTACGGTGCAAGCTGTGAACAGCATAGTCAATTGGCCAGTAAAATTACAGAATTAGAAAAATTTAGACAGAAATGGATCTATATGACTGCTGGAGGTGTAGCAGTATTAGGTTGGGTATCAGGGCATATGGATCTAGTTGCCAAGATGTTTAGCTAATATCAATCACCCACTTAAATAAGGGCCATAGGTCCTTTTTTTATGACAAACATACAGCGGCGGTTAGAGCACTTAGTAGCTAACGCACAGCATAAACTCATAGCTGACAACCACATTCTGCCACTGAAGGTTGCTGAAGGTATTCTTGTAGGTGATGTGTTAATCGTCAGTGAAGAAACTACAAAACATCTTTATAGGCACAACAGTCTTATCTACAGCAACATTAATCTCAATGCCACAGCAATCAGAATGGCCAATCTAGTGACAAAAAATACCAATTCTGCAACCGTAGATAAAATTTACAGATTAGACCAAGAGTACGGCAAATGGTTCACAGATAGTCAGATTCTAAGAACACAGTATCAAAAAGCTGTCATAACTAAAAACTATGAAAAAGCGGAT